GGGGGGGGACGCCCCCCCTTACACTTTTCAAAATGGAGATAAAAAATGGCTCAGGAAGAAAAAAAGGATCCGGTAAATCCAATAACTACGGGTGCAATGATCTCTTCAGCGGGATCGTTATTGAGTTCTGGAATTGGTTACATGTCAGCCCGAAGACAAGAGGCATTTCAAGAAAGAATGTCAAACACAAGTCACCAGCGAGAGGTTGCTGATTTAAAAGCGGCTGGTCTTAATCCTATTCTATCGGCTGGAGGTCATGGTGCTTCTACACCAACTGGGTCTATATTTACCCCTGATAATCCTGTTCGTGATCTTGCTTCTACTATGGCGCGTAGGCAGGAACTGAAACAGACCGGTATTCTTAATCAGAAAATCATGGAAAAGATCGATAAGGAGATTGTCGAATCACAATCCCGGGCGGCTTTAAATAATGCTTCTGCAGTTAAAGAAGGTGCAATTGCTCAAAATGAGGGAAAAAAATTCCATGTAATGGATTTTGAAATCGGTCTAATCGATGCTCAAATGCAATCAGCATTACGTAACGCCGGTGTCTCTTCTGCTCAGATTGAAAAAATTCGCGCTGAAACCTTGAACCAAAGAGCTGATTTTGAACGATTCAAGGCAGATCTTCCCGGACTACAAAACAAATACAGGTTTGAATCGTCTCCTATGGGCGAATTTTATCATAACTTCCGTCGTGGTCGGGAAAGTCTCTTTGGTGGCGGCATGCCGCCTCTTATGCTTCAAATTCCAAATATGCGAGGGAGGTGATTAGGATGAGGCGTCAAAAGATGTCGCGTGGCAAAAGTCGTGCTAACTTTCGCCGTGGGGCTAAAACGAAAGGTGCGAACCTTCGTGCCAATCCCATGAGAGGGGGGTGGCGAATGTGAGTTGCTTACATCCTATTACTGCTTGGCGAGATAGAAAAGGTCAGCGCTCAGATGGGCGCTGGCCTTTAACCTTTGACCCTGAAGAGGGTCATCCCGGAGAAAAATTACAATTACCCTGTGGTCAATGTGTTGAATGTCGACTTGCGCGGTCGCGTGCCTGGGCGATCCGGTGCGTACATGAAGCACAAATGCATCAGGACAATGTATTCATTACTCTTACTTATTCTCCGGAAGAACTAAAAAAATGCTGTCCAAAAGGATCACTTAATAAACGAGAATTCGTACTATTTATGAAACGACTCCGGAAGGAGTGCGGATCTGTACGATTCTTTCATGCGGGGGAATATGGGGAAAAATTAGGTAGACCCCATCATCATGCCTGTTTATTTGGCCTTGACTTTGAAGATAAAAAGCCTTGGCAAATAAGAAACGGCATTCAACTATACACAAGCGAGACTCTCGAGCGGATCTGGGGACATGGTTACTGCGTCATTGGTGACGTAACCTTCGACTCTGCCGCTTATGTTGCTCGCTATATTATGAAGAAAATTACTGGCGAGATGGCAGAGGATCATTATCAAGGAAAAATCCCAGAATACACTACTATGTCAAGAAGGCCGGGAATCGGCAAAACTTTTCTTGACAAATATACGGGAGATATTTATACTAAAGATAGAATAATACTTAAAGAAAGGTCACTAAAACCGCCTCGGTACTACGATAATATATACGAGGCTATGAATCCTGAAGGATTCGAAAAAATTAAACTTAACCGAAAGGAAAAAAATAATAATAAACCAAAAAAAACTAAATTACAAAAAATAACATCAATGCTTAATGCAAAAAAAATTACAATCGAAAAAAACAGAAAAAACACAAAAAACAGAGGAATACATCATGAATAACGATATGTTTGCTATCCGTGACCTTAAAATCGGTGCTTATAAATCTCCCTTCGTTGCCCGTAATGCTGGAGATGCCACCCGTATGCTTCAGGGTGCAATCAACCAGGGCAACTCTCAACTCTCCGAATATCCAGCGGATTTCGAACTCTACTACATCGGTACTTTTAACGATGTCTCCGGTATTCTTGACTCCGTCAAACCGGAATTCGTGTGCTCGGCACTATCATTGGTAGGCGCTAAAGCGCCCTCCTCTAAAGAGGGCGCTGACAAAGCGCCGGCTGAGTATGGTTATACTCATCCTAAAACAGGGGGTGCTTAATGTCTTTCTATGCAAGAGGGGTTTCGCCCCTTGTTCCGGAAAACAACAGGGTTCAGACTATCTTCACTGAACCAACTATCACTCAACAGCATTTTGCGGCTGAGTGTAACATAAATCAGATTATCGCCCGTTTTAATAAAACGGGCGTTCTTGGGGACGGGAAACCGACCCCTCCTTCGTATGCGGATGTCTCTTTGTTTGGAGACTTCCGCGAATCGCAGGAAAAAATACAAAAAGGAAAAGCGGCTTTTGCCGCTATGCCTGTTGAGGTTCGCCGCCTTGCTGGCGGCGATCCTTCTAGACTCTGGGATGTACTTGTTAACCCAGAAAACAGGCAAATACTCGAAAATGCGGGGGTCTTAAACCCTCGCAAAACACCCGTTCCGGCCAAGCCGGACGGGCAGTCCGCACAACCAACCACTTGATGTAACTGTGCGGACTGACACCAAAATCAAAAAAACCATCTAAAAAAAGGGGAAACATTGGTACAAGATACTCTCATGTTTGCGGCAAATAACGAAACCCTGCAGAGCGTTGCGGTTATCATGCAGGGGATCATGCTTATAATCGGTGCCGTTCTCACCCTTTTCAGGAGAAAGTAAATGCAATCAGTAATGCAACATCAGTTTAGCCAGATTCCGCGCGCGGAAATCCAGCGGTCATCGTTCAACCGGAGTCATGGCCTCAAGACCACTTTTAACGTTGGGAACCTTGTTCCCATCTTTGTCGATGAGGCACTTCCCGGCGATACATTTCATCTCAGCGCCAGCATTTTTGCCCGTCTTGCTACTCCTATTGCTCCTATCATGGATAACATGTATTTGGAGACTTTCTTCTTCGCCGTCCCTCATCGCCTAGTCTGGGAAGATTGGGCGGCATTCTGCGGCGAGCGTACGGATCCTGACACGGATATTACTGATCTCCGTGTTCCTCAGGTAACTTTCGCAACATCTGCGGCTGTGGGATCTCTCGCTGACTATATGGGTATCCCTACTGGTATCTCCGGTCTGACACCGAACGCTCTTGCGTTCCGCGCCTACAATCTCGTTTATAACGAGTGGTTCCGGGATCAGAACATGCAGGACTCCATCAGTGTGCCTAAAACCTCTGCGGATGATGCTGACAGCATCTATACCGTGCGCAAGCGTGGAAAAAGGCACGACTACTTCACCAGCTCACTTCCTTGGCCTCAGAAAGGCGATGCAGTTACTCTGCCGCTCGGTACTGAGGCTCCTATCGTGGGAACCGGTATTGCTCTCGGCCTTGAAGCGTATACTAACGCTGGTGCCGCTGGTCTTCAAGTCGGCTTGGCCGGTGGTTCTTCTGGCGGCGGCGGTGGTAATGACGTAATAATGTCTTCTAATGCTGATGGCACTGCCATCGGTACGGCTATCGGCTCTCTCGGTACATTGCCTAAAGAATACGGTTCGGTCGGCTTGTCGACCGATCCAACAAAAACCGGCATGATTGCCGATCTGAGCGAAGCGACTGCGGCAACTATCAATTCTCTCCGTGAGGCATTTCAACTCCAGCGCATGCTTGAGCGCGACGCAAGGGGGGGTTCGAGGTACACTGAGATCATCCGGTCTCATTTTGGTGTCGTCTCTCCGGATGCTCGTCTTCAGCGTCCGGAATATCTGGGTGGAGGATCCTACAGGATCAACATCAACCCAGTTCAGCAAACCGCTCCTACTACAGCTACCACTACGGCAATGGGATCGCTTGCCGCATTCGGTACTTGTGTGGGCACTGGTGGCGGTTTCAATAAGTCTTTCACCGAGCACTCCGTGATCATTGGTCTTGTCAATGTTCGTGCCGATCTCACCTATCAGCAGGGTTTAAATCGTATGTGGTCACGTCAGACCCGATACGATTACTACTGGCCGGCTCTTGCTCATCTTGGTGAACAGGAAGTGCTCAATAAGGAAATCTATGCTCAGGGTACCTCTGACGATAACTTGGTATTTGGATACCAGGAGCGCTTTGCCGAGTATCGGTATAAGCCGTCTCAGATCACCGGTGCCTTCAGGTCAACCTATGCTACTTCGTTGGATGTGTGGCACCTGTCAGAGGAGTTTGGATCTCTGCCGGTGCTTGGTGATACATTCATAAAGGATAATACTCCGCTTGATCGGTGTATTGCCGTTAGTGAGCGTACGGGTCCTCAGTTCATTTTCGACTCGTATTTCGATCTGAAGTGTGCGCGACCGATGCCGGTTTACTCTGTTCCCGGCCTTATCGACCACTTCTAAATAGGGGGGGGACGCCCCCCCTTACACTTTTCAAAATGGAGATAAAAAATGGCTCAGG